TGCCGGCCTTGTCCTGGCCCACCACAAAACCGACGTGTCCGCCGCCCTCGCGGGAGAACACCACGACGCAGCCGAGCACCGGCCGATCCAGCTTGTCGCCCCACTCCAGATAGGACTTGGCCCCCTCGAAACGCGAGGAGCGGATCCCGACACGCTCGAGCATGGCGCCGACGAACGCCGCACACCACGGGGTTTCGTCGTCCTTGATCCCGCTGCGCTTGATGTCCTGCCAGAAGCGCACGATTTCCGGGTTATGCTTCGGCCCCTTGATCTCGGTCAGCCCGATGAATTTGCGGGCCTCGTCAATCCACTTCATAGAACCCCCTTACAAAAGCTCGTTGGTGTCAGTGGAACGCCGGCGCGGGCAGTCGCTGCAGAAGAAGCGATCCCGGATCCGGTTCCACCAATATTTGACAAACACTTGACGCAGCCCCAGCAGAGCCAGGGCCACGTTGAGATTTACTTCGGATGGATGCGGCGCTCGGTACCCGTATTCAGGGCCAAGCGCCACCGCAAAAGCAGACAGGCAGGCATAGCACAGTAGAGTTTTGCCGAACGCCCCCACCTCTACACGTCGCGACAACGTGGCCCACAGTGACCAGGCGACGATAATGGAACAGGCAAAAATATTCAGGTGCAGCAGCATGTCATTCCTCCTTGCCGCCACCCCACCGACTACGAACAAAAGCCCACAAGTCAGCAGTCTTGATCGCGCGAATGATGGAAGCGGCGATGGACATTCCAAACAACCCCAGCAGGAACGCCACACCGCCAGCCCGCGTCGACGCGATGCCCAGGTGTTCCATTACCATCGGGGTCAGGTAGTGAGCTGCTGCAGCTCCAGAAGCGATGGCGGTGAGGCGCTTGCCGAATGTGTTGATGTCGTCAGAAAAACGGAGCGACGCAGCAGCACCGACAGCACCAGCAACCCATAACTCAACAGAGGCCCACAGCTTGCTCGGGTCAAAATCAATCATCCCCAATACCCCGTACTAAAAAAACAAGCCTGTAATATTCTTTTACAATTTACAGTGGTCATTATACGTCCATACGGCTATCGCCAGAAATGGGTAAGCTGTTATTTTTTGTCCTTCTGCTCCAGCTCCACGTCGTTAGTGTAGCCGTTACGGCTGACCCGGTGGGTTACTTGGTTCACCACCCAGTTATCGCCGTCAACGCCGGCCCGGAAATCTATCAGGTCCGCGATGCACTCAGCCGCCAGGGAAGGATTACCCACCATGCCGGAAACCTGCACCGTGGACTGGCCACGGCCGATCGAGGCCAGCTTGTTGTTGGCAGCCTCCTGCGCTTCCTCCGGCGACGAATAAGAGTTCTTGAGCACCAGCTCAGGCTTGCCGGATCCGGCGGTGACCCCTACCCGTTCGGCCTTGTCCAGATCCTGGTAGTAGGCCCGCACCGACTTGTAGTTGGTGCGCTCGATGACCGAAGCGGACCAGGACGCACAATCCGATGACCGGATCTCTATTTTCGGGAGAGCCTTGCCGGAGTTGGCCTTGCCGGAGGCCCGGTCAGCAACCACCAGACGACCATCCGCAACCTTCACCGTGGCCCCATACTTGGTGGCCTCGCGGGTAAGCAGCTGCATGTCGCTCTCGGTCTGGTCGACGTGGCCTAACTTCTTCTTGCCCAGCTTGTCGGAGATCGAGAGCTTGAGCCCGTTGTCGGCAGCGATCACACTCGCCAGATCGCCCAGGGTGTACTCGTCGAAGCTGCGCTCCTTCGGGGCCTTGATGCTGCCGTTCATGTCGACAGCGTTGGCCCCGATCGTCATGGTGCGGGTTGGCCCAGCGAGATCCACCCCGTCCACGGCGAACTGTCCAACCTTGACCAGATCCTCCCCGACATAACCCAGCCACACGGCAAGCTTGGCGCCGGTGCGTGGGATCTCGAGGCGCTGGTCCCGGTCGTCAATCTCGATCGTCAACCGGTCAGACTTCACCCCGGCCCGGTCGATTATCTCCAGGGACAGCAAGCGGTCAGCGATCAGCTTGGTGATGTCCTGCTTGCCATCCACCTCGATTTTGAAAGCTACTTGCATATCAATCCCACAGCCGGATCGGCTGGGCCTCCTTCGCAGGCTTGGAGATCTCCGGCAGCACGATTGACACGTTCACCGGCAGCACCGGGCCGAGATCCGCCAGGCCAGGGTTGGAGGACAGCACAATCTCCACGGCGCCGGACTGCTGCCCGTAGAAGCGCTGGCAGATCTCGTCGAGCATGTCGCCGGAGCTGGTCACGTAGTAGGTATCAGCCATCAGAGTTTCCCCGAGAGGATGCCGGCGGCGCTCTGCAGGTCACCGCAGGAGGTGGCCAGCTCGCGCATGTCGCCGATGGAAGTGGAAAGCTCCTTCGCGAATAGCGAGGAGCCAGAGGAACCATTTACCAAGCCAAGATTCAGCCCCAGCTCACCAGCGAAGCCGCCGAGGATGTTGGAGGCAGATCCAGCAGCACCAGCTGCTCCCTGCAGGGCATCAAACATGGCGCTCGGGTTGCCCTTGGCGGCCTTGATCGCCGTGGCCCAGTTGGAGAGGTTGGAGGCCACCCCCAGGATGTTGCTGCCGTTCATTACGGTTGTGCGCAGGATCTGCCCAGGGCCGCTCGAGGCAAAGGCATCATAGGCCCCGCCAATCGTCGAGGAGATCGACCCCATGGTGTCTCCAAGGCGGCCGGCAGTAGACATCGCGCCGCTCTGACCAACCGCAGCATTGGAGGCTGACAGCACAGCGCCGGCGTCGCCGGCAGAGCCCCCGGCAACCGATGCCACTGTGTCGGTCAGCCCTTCGCCCGGCGAGTAGTCGTCGTCCTCGCCGTATTCCACCAGCTCCAGGGAGAACTCGATTTTGCGCGGCATGCCGTTTGAGAAAAAGACGGTCCGCCCCTCGGTGATCTCCTTGATGCACCAACGGCCGCAGAACTGCCCAGAGCTCTCGAAGGCGTAGACCAGTGCCAGCGGTTCCCCGCTGCCTTGCAAAGCACGCATCGCACCGACCTGGCCGAGGCCGCCGCGGAAGTGCGGATAGATCACCCCCTGCAGCGAAATGGTGTCAGCACCAGGCCCCACGCTTTGCATCGCCGGCTTGCGGCCGATCCGCTTTTGCTCCGCCCAGTCGTGGGAGGAGCGCCGCTCCAGCTGGGAGAACCCAGCAGTGTTGAGGCCGAACACGAACGACCCCAGTTTTGCCATGTAGCCAGCCATCAATCCCCCAAACGGTCAGTCATGAGCGAGCGCATGTCGGCATTCCGCTTGAGGTCGGCCTCTCGCATCATCCGCTCGAACTCGGCACGGGCCGCCAGCGCATCATTCGGCGCGCCAACGCCCTGGTAAGTGAATTGGTACGTCGGGCTGTACGCGATGTTGGGGCGGCTCTGGGCAGCCTTGGCGGCCTCCGCCGCAGACTGCGCAGCTTTCTCAGCCTCCGCATTATTCTCGGTCAGCTTGTCCCAGGCAGCCTTGAGGAAGTCGGTTGCCGGCAGGTAGAGGGACGCCCCGAGCATGTCGCCCTTGGCCAGTGCCTCCTTGCCCTTCGCCTCGTCGACGTTGGGCAGACCAGCCCACTCGGCAGCCTGCAAACCACCCCATGCCGCAGCGCCATACATCCCCAGGCGGCCCAGCCCAGCCCGCCAGGCGCCGCCGCGTACAGCAGCCCCAGCAGCAGCACCGGCAGCAGTGCCAGCAGCGGCCCCTGCCCCGCGTTTCTTGAGCAGGTCGAAGGCCCCCATACCGATCCCAGCAGCCGCCACCGCAGAGAGTGCAGCGGCCGCGCCGTAGGCGGCAGTGGTCAATTTCGGGAACTCGGTCGCCGCCTCGTTGAGCTTCTCGATTACGGTACCCAGCGGACCGGATACCGAGTTGTAAGCCTGCTCGTTGGCGCGATCGACGTTACCGCCCAGGATCTTGGACTGGGCGAAATTCTGGCGGCTCAGGTAGTCATAGGATTGGTTGACCGAGCCACCAGCACCAGCCATGCCGGTTTTCAGATCCCCCATTTCCTTACGGCCGTAGAGCGACGCCAAGGCTGCCATCAGCGCCTGACGGTCAGCGATGATCTGGCCGATCTGGCTGCCCTCGGCGATGTTCGCCATGGAGGAGAGCATCTGCTGCCGCTCCTCGTTGGAGGAGGCCCCAGAGATCCGCTTCTGGAGCTTCTGATAGTCCTTGTTGCCGGCCATCTGGCGGTCGAGCAGCGTGGCAAAGGCTTCGATGGCCCCCACCCCCTTCTCGCGCTGGGCCATCATGTAACCGGCCCAGTCAAAGCTGCGCTTTCCCTTCTTGTCCCGGGTAGACGGATCCCCGTAGCGCACGGAGATATTCTTGGCGATCGAGTCGGAGAACTCGCGGGATGAGAACTTCTGCAGCAGGTTAACGACGTTGTTGCCAGCCTCGTCCTGGGTGCCAGCGGTGCGCATCGCCACCTGGTTCATCGCCAGGAGATCCGTGATCCCCTGCGAGCCGGAGTAACCGGCAGCCCTGGCCATCGCGAGCTGGTTGGGTAGGTACCGCGCCATGTCCTTGAGCTCGAAGTTACCGAGCTGGCCAGCGCGCAGCATCTTGTCGAACTCGCCGCCAAGGTCGCGGATCCCGAACGACTTCATGGCGATCGCCGTCTTGGCGATGTCCTCAGAGTTGGCGTTACCAGCGAAGGCTGTGCGCGCCACGATCGGCAGCAGGGACATCGCCTCCTGATCGGAGAATTTGCCCGAGGCGATCATGGTGGATAGCGCGGACATCACGTCCTCGCGCGAGGAGCCGCCAGAGTAGCGACGGGCGTTGTCCACTGCGTCGGAGAGCTGCTTCTGCAGCGCCGCCTTGTCCTTGGAGCTCTTGCCAGCGCCAGCCGTGTCGGTGGCATAGGCCAGCTGCTCCTCGTAGGACAGCGCCTTCTTGGTGGGCTGGGCCAGCACAGCGCCCGCGGCGGTCACCCCGATGGCAGCCTTGCTGATCCCGCTCCAGGAGGTAGCCATCCCCCGGACGATCGCCTGCTGGCGCCGCAGTGATGTCTCTGCCTTGGTCTGCGCGGCATTGGCTCTCGTTACCTGCGTCTGGAGTCCTTTGTATTCCTTCGACAGGTTGGCGACGTTGACGCCGTTGCGCTGCAGCTCGCGCCCCATGTCCGCCAGCTTGGTGCGGGCCTGCTGGTAGGCAGAGGCAGCCCGTGTGGCCTGCCTTTCGGCAGCCGCCAGAGCAGAAGCCTGCTTGCGGGTTGGGGCCTCCGACGCGGAGATCTCCTTGCGCAGCGCGGCAACCTTCGCCTTGGCCTGGGTCAGCTGGTTGGCGGAGTCTTTCAGGGCATTTTGCTGGCGGCGGTAAGCCTGAACATCGCCGATCTTCTTGTTGAGATCAGTAGCGGTCTTGCCCAGCGCCTGCATCCGCTTGTCGGCTGACTGGAATGCTTGAGTAAATTGCTGCCCAAGCTGCGCAGTGATCGACACCTGGACTTGTGATTTTGCTTCGGACATCGGCAATCACCTATGAAAAAAGGGGCGCTCGGCCCCTTTCAATTTTCGCTGGTTGAGCGGTCAATCGCAACCTTGGACCACTCCACCAGCTCGGAGTAGGTCTGGCGCAGGAGCCAGTCCGGCGGGTACCCAAGGGCCACCAGGGCATCCACCATTATTCGGCAGGTTCTGACTCCGACATCCCGACGTTTCCCAAGGCGTCCCAGTGGCGCTGCTTGAGGCGCTGCCAGTCGCGGCTGCCGAGCTTACCTATCAGCTCCGGCGGCACCCCGCAGGACAGAGCGAAAAAATGCTTGTCGTTCTCGGAGGGAACTTTGGGGCCATGCGATTTCTCATGGGCGATGATCTCGTCCACGGTCAGCTCGCGCAGGGTCAGCTCGGCGAACTCCTGTCCGTCCAGGGAGACGGGCTTGAGCAGTTTTACGGTCAGGTTGAGTGCTTCGGACACGGTATTCTCCTATCAAGCGCCGAGAGCGGAGCGCATGGACTGCAGTTGGTCCACACCGCCGATCACGCGCTTCATGTTGATGATGTCGATATCGACGACGGTTTCGCCGGCGATCTTCTCGGAATAGCGGTTGGCGTTGTAGCCAACATCGATCGAGGAGCGCTGGCCCTGCTGCCAGTCACCGCGGGCAAGGCTCTTAACCCCGCCCTGCATGCGCACCTCGACCGGCACCGCCTGCTCGCCCTGGCGCTGGATAGCGCCGCGCAGCACGATCTGAGTGTTGGCCGAGAACAGGCCGAACAGCTTGATCACCTCGGGGTCGTAATCCGCCAGGGTGAAAGTGCCGTCGAGCTTTTCCATGCCCATATCCAGATCGACGGCGGCATCCATACCGGAGCCGCGATATTCGTCGGTCTGTACGTTGAGATCCGGCAGCTTAGCAGTTTCGGCTCGTCCAATGTAGCCGCGGCCGTCGATGTAGACCGCCCAGCCCTTCAATACTCTCGGGAGCATATTCTTTTACCTCGATTTGAGTGTGCACACCAAGTAAGCATATCACGCTTGCGCCATAGTCAAAACATTCGGTACGATGTCAAAAAACCATCAGCGTAGATGAATTTATGCACGCAAATAGATCGTCAGCCTTTGCAGCAGGGGCGCCAAGATACTTCACTGGAAAGCCATGCAAGAAAGGCCATGTGGCGGAAAGATTTACCAATAATGCCACATGCGTCGAATGCCACCGGCTTATCTACTATTACAAGCACGAGCATAACAAAGAGCGGAATAGGATGAACTGCGCAAAGAATAGGGAGAGGGAGCGAGCCAGGGCTGCTGAATGGTATGCAAACAACCTGGATAAAGCGCGAGCACGAAACAAGGCTAGATACTGGGTAGATGTAAATGCAAGCAGACAGGACGGACGCAAGCGCTATGCTAAAAATCCAGAGCCAGGAAAAGTCGGAGCCCGCCGCCGGAAGATAAATAAAAAATCGCGCACTCCATTATGGCATGGAGAGCTTGATGAATTCGTATTTTGTGAGGCGCTTACGTTGGCCTCAGAGCGAGGTGATGCCACCGGCATCAAATGGCATGTTGATCATATGATTCCGCTGCTGGGAAAGAAAGCGTCTGGCCTTCATGTGGCTGGAAATCTGCAGGTTATTCCAGCAGCCATGAACATGGAGAAGCATAATAGAATGATTCTGACTGAATGCATGGAATGGCTGAAATAAAAAGGCCCTCTGATGAGGGCCTTTCAGTTGGTTTGAAAATGTGCGTCAGAGGATCTCTTCGATGTAAGTGTTCACCAGTTTCGAGCGGAAGGTGACGTGCTCGGCCGGGTACGGCGGGGTGAAGTCGAAGTCGAAGAACACCTTGCCCTGCGCAATGTTGGCCGGGGTGTTCAGGTCCGGAGTCGGGTAGCAGACACCACCCAGGATCGCGCCCTGCGCCTGCAGAGAGGCCAGGTAATCGTTCACCCCCTGGGTCACGTCGTCCAGGTAGGTACGGGTGATATTGCGGTCCACCGCCCACATGTGCGCGCGCAGGATCGAATCATTGATCATGTCGGCGGTACGCACGACCGACAGGAACGCCCACTTTGGATCGTCAGAGCAGGTCCGGTTACCCCACAGCAGGAAACCATTCTGACGGATGATGGTAGCCACTTCCTGCTCGTTCAGCAGGTTGGCACGGGAGTTGGCATCCCCCAAGGTGAAGTCGACAGGGCGGGACGTGCCCACGATGCCGTTGATCGCCTGGTTGGACGGAGACCACCAGAATCCGAGCGTGTTGTCGATCTTGGCGATCAGTCCTGCCACGCGGGCGGAAGCCGGCTCGTTGGTGATGTCGCCGGAGTCGTTGCGCACCTGCACCCACGGATCGACCACGTACACCCGCTTGCTGCCCCAGTCGCCACGGTAGGTGATAGCTGCCGCGTCGGAGGAATTCGGGCCATCCGCGATGATCACAGCGCGCAGCCGTTCGGCGATACCTACCAGCTCCGCCACGACGCTGTTGGCGGTAGTGGTGCGCTGATGGGTCCAACCGGGGGCGCACAGGATTCGCGGGCAGAAGCCGACGACGGACTCGGCGCCCAGGAAGGCGTAAACACCCGTGTACTTGCCGGTGCCGGAGTCCACCCCGCCGATGATGTTGGTGATGGTGGCGGATTCGGTGTTTCCTTCTTCCACTCGCACCACGATTACCACAGCGCCAGTCTGGTCGAAGATCCCGTTCATGGCTTTGGGCAACGTGCCGGCAGCGCCGAGCAGAGCAGCCTGGGCCTGGTTGCCAGCCACCAGAACCGGAGTGTTCAGCGGGAACGCCTCGTCGATACCGCCGGCGAGGTAGGTCATCCGCAGGGCAGCAAGCACGCCAGCGCCAGTGGATGCGCCAGTGTTGGCAACGGTCACCAGCTCTTTGGCATCGTCGTGAGCGGCGATAGCGGTAGCCAGGGCGGTTGCCGTGGTGGTGATCGCGCCGGTAGAGCCGGTGGCCAGCTTAACCGTGATGTCGCGGTTCGATACGGAGATCGACAGAGCGGCGTTGTTGGCCTTGGGGTCAACCAGCTTGAGGGAGATCTGGTTGCCCAGCGCGCCTGCAAGCTTGGAGGTCCAGGTCTGTGCATTGTTGGATCCGACAGCACCAGTCAGCAGCGTGGCCTTGACTTCCTGCTGGGAGTCGGGGGCCGTACCGCAAACCCCGATAATACCGGACCGGACGGTTTGAATCGGGCGCGGGCCGTCGTTAATCTCGACTACCTCGACGCCGTGCAGAAAAGTCTCGGGCATTTCATTGTCCTCGATAATAGTTTGACACTATGCGATCAGTAGTATATCGCCGCAAAGCAAAGCCCGCATCCGTTTTGATGCGGGCTATTATTTTACGTCTTGATGATTGAGTTCAGAACGATAGTCGGTTGAACGTTGGGGTGCGCCTGCCCGCCTCCAGTACTGCTTGTGTTAGTCGCAGTAAGCTGAGACAGAATAGCTTCACTGCCGCCAGAACTAGTTGCCCGGTTGGTGTTGTAGCTGCCACCGAGGGAGTGGTTGTGACTTGGCATCTGCGGCGTGGTCAGGGTGTGTG